TTTGGCGATGTGGGCAGAAAGTGCGAGTGGGTTGCGGTGTGGAATTTAGCGCAACAAAAAAGGGCTTGCGCCCTTTTGTTATACTCTATCGCGCAAACTGCTGCGTCGTCTTGCCTGTTGTTGGTTTTGAATGCGTTGCATTTCTTGCGCAACCATGCGGGCGATAGTGCGTTCATCTTGACCTGGTGCGGCGTTGATGGTGATGTTCACCGCCATGGGTTGAGCAACGGATTGTGCCACGGCAGGAGGTGCAACAAGCGGTGGTCGGTTATCGACCTGAATTGGCGCAGCGGTTGCCACGCTCATGCTTAATCCTGTCGCCAATAAGGCGTTTTTGCCATAATTTAACGCGTTGAGTAACGGCACACCAAGGCGAGAGGTGGCTTCCTTGGTCATGATGTATTCTCCGCCGTGGTAAATTCCCATTGGTTGATATTTGCCACCGTTGCCGGCGTAACCGCCGCTCCATTTTGGTCGTGGCGGAGGTGGTGTATAGTCGCCCGCCGGATCCATCGAATAATTAGCAATTTTTTCAATGTTTGCCGCATGTTCTTTTGAAACTATGCTAGTTGCCACCTTATCAAGGCTCGGCATGTGGTCTATCACCCATTGGATGCTATCCATTAGCCATTGCAAAGGTTTGGTGACTAAATCAATGCCGGCGGCAAGCCATTCACCAAATTTTTTGCCTGCGCTTGCGGCGGCATCTAGGTCTTTTTGTGTACTTTGCACCGGAGAAAGTAAGTCAGTGAACCATTTCACCGCTTTTTCAAGCCACTCCACCACGACACCGAATAATGCGCCTAGTGGCTTGAATTTTTCAATTACCGGAGCAAGCCCTGATTTTAAGCCCTCCCAGAAGCCACCAAAAAAAGCTTTGACTTGGTTCCAGTATTTGTAGATCAGCAATGCCGTTGCCATAAAAGCGATGCCTACTGGGGAAAGAAGCATAGGCAATAGTTTAAGTGGCGAAAGTAGCCATCTTGCAATCGTTCCGCCCACCCCGCTAATTTGCCCTGCGAATTTCGGTAAAAGGATGTTGAGTTTGCTTACGCCAAGAAATAAGCGTGCGATAGGATAAAGCACAAAACTTAACGCAAAAGCAAGTGCGCCAAACACAGTGAGCGATCCGCCGATTGCGCCTGCAACTAATAACATATTTTTAGCAAGTTTCGGATGCGCCTGAATCCATTTATTGCCCTTATCAATGAGCCCGCCCACTTTTTTTAGCAATGAATCAAGTGTCGGCGCAAGTGTGCCACCGATGGTTGAATTAAGATTGAAGAGTTTATTTTTGAATATTCCCCATGTTGACGAAAGAGCCTTCATTCTCGTGTCAAATTCACGCCCCATCGAACCTTTTGCTGCTTCGCTGTTTGCGAGTTCAATTTGTCTGCGCCATTCTTCGGTTTTGGAAACAAGCAGTGCAAGGGTTTTTGTGTGTTCCGTTCCGACCAAGTCGGCAATAAATCCAAGGCGTTTGTGTTCCGGCATTTTCTTGACGGTTTCCACAATTTTCATCAATGTGCCTTGCGCATCTTTTGCCATGCCTAATTCAACTTTGCTTGCGCTTAATCCCATTTCAGCAAGCGCATTGCGGACAGGCTTTTTCTTACTTGCGGAAGAAAGGCGGGTGAAGATTGCATTTACTGCGGTGGCTGATTGCTCCTCTGGTGCGCCCGCAGTTTGCAATGTAGAACCCAATGCCGCCATATTTTTTTCGCTGATTTTGGCAATGCCGGAAATGCCTGATACTCGGTTCATAAAGCCGATAATTTCCGTTCCTTTAGATATAGCGTTATCATCAAGATAGTTGATCGCGTCCGCCAATTCACGCGAAGCCGCAGCAGAGAGCTTAAAGTTGTTCGTCACTTTACCGTATTGTTCGACAAGTTCATCAGGATTGGCCGCATCAAAGGCGGTGGCCATTTGTGTATTTAAGCGCACAAATTCTTCCAACTGCTCTTTTGGTACGTTCATTCTGGCCGCTGATTCAATCATGTTGGCAATTTCAACGGTAGTTAAAGGCAATTCATTAGAAAGTGCTTGGATTTTCTTTTTCCATTCGTCAAATTCAGGTGTTAGCTCATTTGTTGATTTGTTTTTAAGTCCATCAACCTGACGAGCAACGCCTAACATGGCATCTTCAAAGCTCATAAAATCTTTTGTGGCGTTGGCAATCGGCGCGGTGATGGTTGCACCGGCGGCAGAGGCTTGTGCACCGATCATTTGCGCTTTTCCGCTCACTTCTTTTAGGGTTTCGACTTGCCCGCGGTAGCGATTGTAGGCGGCTTGTTTCGTATTGAGTTTGGCTAAGGCCGCTTCTTGCTGTTTAATTTGTTGGTTGGCACCTTTTAGCTTGCTTTTTAACTCGTCTTGCCGTTGAGCCAATGTTTTCGCAGATAACCCCGAGGCGTTTAATTCTTGTCGTGCTTGACGCAATTTGAGTGCAGCTTGTCCTTGCTCGCTTTTCAAACGCTGAACTGCAATTTGAGCATTCAATACTTTTGCTTTAAATTCATCCGTCGGATTTTTAGCATTGGCAAGTTGTTGAGCGTAATGTTTTGCTTTTTGTTGTGCTTGTGCGAGTTCTTGATTGACCGAACTCAATTTATTTTTGAGCGGGTTTAGCGTCGCCGCATATTTTTTTATTGCGGCTTCCGTTTCTTTATCTTGCTTTGTTAATTGCGCGTGAATCGCTTTATTTTCTTTCAATTTTTGAGATAACGCAGAAACTTGTTTATTTGCACTGCGTAGCGGCGCAGAAATTCTGTCAATAGCATTTAACAAGACATTAAGTTGTAGACTATTCATTGGTACTCACTTTTTTATTGACAATATCATTCGTTTGGTTTAATAATCGGCCTAAATAAGAGGGGGTAAATATGATCACAATGCTTTCTTTATTTATTCTCGCAGTTGGCTTATTGGGCCTCGCTGTCGGTTTTGGCTTTATTGCATTGCCTTGGGTTGTGTCCGGCATTATTGCCGCTCCTGCATTATTTCTTTACATGTTGATGCTGGGTTCTGTGCTTTGGCTTGTTGAAATCAACTTTTTCCTTGGTGTTTCTGCACTCGTAGTCTATTGCTATTGGGCGCACATTATTCGCAAGCACATCAAATCAAAATCTAAAGACTTAGTTGCTCAATAATTAAGTTTTCAATTAATTCCACATCACTTTCCGAAAAGCCCAGCAATTCACGCTGGGCATATTTCACCTTAACACCTTTGTTTTTATTAACCGTGCCTTTCAACCCGTATTGATGCACGTTTGCAATTGTTGCGTTTGACCCATTAAAGCCTACTGAAACCTCATTACCATTCGACCGCACTTTTAAATACCTAGCAGTGCGAAGTTTGGCGAACATGGCTTTACGTTTGATTCTGCCTTTCTTTTTGCCGAATTGTTTTTGTGCTTTGCGTGGTTCAAAGGCGGTGCCGTCGGGGTTTTGTTGCCGTGCGATTCTCGCCTGTTGGCTTTTGCGTAGGGCTTGCCCAATATTGCGCGCCAGTTGTCGGCGTGCCTGTGGCGACAGGTTGTTAATCAGGGCGGTCAGTTTTGCCTGCACTTGTTCTACGGTTGCCATTTTTCACCATCAAAAATCAAGTTGTTTTCATTCTCTAGGTAAATTTTTACTTTGGGGTTATCCCACACCGGTTCTTTGGCATAGTGCATTTTCACTTCGTCAGCGGTTTGTTTTGCCACGACACGTTCTGTCAGCATGATTTCAAAGGAGATGTCTGCGGTGTTGTTATTGTTGTAATCCACTTGGAACTTGATCGCATTTTCACGGCGTTGCGGGTTTTCAAAAATTTCTGGTTGATTGGTGCGCAGGTAGGCGATAACCGGCACAATCAGGCTCGCAATATCTTGGGCAAAATCCGTGACGATGATGTTGAGTGTGTAGCGATATTCAAAACTGTATGATTCCGCACCTGTGGCAACGATTTGACCGCCGTCCACATAAAGCTGTAAGCGGTCAGGATTTTTTACAAAGTCGGGAATGCTTTGTTCAAGGATTTTGCGCAGTTGGTTGGGCTTTTTCATTTTCTGAAATTCCGTTGTTGCATTTCATATTTTTGCTGACAATCCACGCAACGGCTAACACCCGGAATCAATTGTCGGCGTTTTTCTGGAATGGGGGCATCGCAATCTTCACAATAAACACGGCTGACCGCTTTGAAAGTGTGGTGTTTTTTGATGGCAATTTCACGCGCCATTTCTTCCAGTTGTTGTGCTCGGTCAAATTGGTCGGTCATTTGGCGGTTTCCTTATTAAATGTTTCGATGCACTGTTTCAGGCTGTCATTTTCAATAACACATAGATTCAGGCGATGTTGTGTTTGTTGATAGGCTTCTGCCAGTTCACCATTGGTGCGAATTTGTGGCGCAAATTGACCGCACTCTGCCGCTGTTGGGCAAAGTATTGGTTGTTTAATGATTTTCGGGGCGCTTGAACACGCCGATAACATCATCAGGCACAAGGGTATTAGCCCAGTCTTGGTGTTTTTTAAGTGCATTTTTTAAATCCTGAGTTTGCTTGGTTTGAGAGATTTTTAACTGGTTAACGGCTTCTGTTAATGCTTTTTGTTGCTCATTGAATTTATCCACGCTTTCATTTAAAGCAACGTAAGACGCTTCCCATTGTTGTTTTAATTGTTCTTCTTTTGCCGCTTCAGCTCGCCAGTGGTTGGCTTGCCATCCTTGAAACAGGATGATCGCCACAAGCATGAGCGGACCAACCAATAAAATGTATTTTTCTTTTTTTGTTAAGAACCCAAACATAATGCTTTCTCCTTTTGTCGTCTTTCAATTAAGCCTTTCAGTGGAACGCCGTTTGCATAAATCCATCTTTCAAATTGACCGCACATGGCTTTGCTATATCCTTTTCGTGCCATTTTAAAAAGCGTGCTGTTTTTTAAGTTCCCGCACCCTGCATTAAAGGTAATTGACACTAATGCATCAAATGCACCTTGCGGCATTGCTTGACCGTTTGCATACGTATTCACACATTTTTCGGCTTGTTTGATTCCCTTTGTAAAGGCATTTGCGATTTCTTCATCTGTATAGACTTTATGTGGAATGACTTTTTCTACTGCATCAGTTGTTCCTAGCCCGAATGTTAATACAGCGGCGGGGCAGTTATATGGCACTCTTTGACAGCCTTCAGCATTGCCAGTCAATAGCAAGCCTTTTTCTGATGTTCTAATTTCATGCCCGTGTAAAGAGAGTGCTAACCCTACAATCGCCACTACGCTACATGCATATTTTGCTGTTCGTTTAATCATGGTGATGGCTCCGTTGGTTTAATTCTTTTTCTTTTAATTCAAAATCTTTTTTCTTGTAATACCAATTTACAAGGAATGTTGCGACGCCGATCACAATACCTGTTGCTGATGCGACGTCAGCCCAATTTACATTTGAAAACATATCCGCAATGCGTCCGATGAAGAAGGCAAATAATCCTGATATGTAAGATGCTCTTGATGGTGTGTCGTGCATATCAGCTCCAAAGTTGTATAGTGTCACTTGCCACGCTGATCTTTTCACTGTCTGCTTCAGGTAAGAGAACCGGTGTACCAAGTGGAATAACGGGCTTATCCATTAAGTGCGGATTCAGTTCGCAGGCGATTTCAAGCAAACCTTCGCTATGCCCGAAATAGCGATACAGGATTGCATCTAAGTTGTCGTTTTGTTGCGCGTAAACTTCCATTAGATTAGCTCCGCATCAATTCTTGGGCGTTTGAGTATGTCACTAATGGCAAAGCGCGCATCACGGCGTAATTCGTTGATACTGTCTTTGAGCAATTCCGCCTTTTTCTCGCCGTCATTTGTGGTGTCGTAGCTTGTGTAGCGTTCATAAAGGTTTGCCAATGCCAAGCAGGTGACGGCACGGCGGTAGCGATAGACCAACACGCTTTCATTGTTGATTTTGGCGCAGGGAATATCCGTAAAAAATTCTGAGGTACTATGTTGTTTGAACTCCTCCAGTTCATCATTGACTGCAGCAATGGCCTCAATTAAGGCATCTTTTAAGCGAGCCGTTGTGACTGTGCCGTCCAAACGTGCCTGATTGCGAAAATCGGAAATTTTGAGCGGTGGGAAAAAAAGGTCGTTTAATACGAGGTCTTCGCCTTGTCCATAGTCTTCAACTTGTTTTTGTACCGCCCCCATTTCGTAATCCGGGGCGAGTTTGATGGAAATGGATCCGTCTGACATAAAAACACCTATAAAAAAGCGGGGTGAGGATTAATGATGTGCGGTTAAAAAATTCAGGGAATTTCCACCGCACTTTTAATCCGCCCCGCGGCTGCGTGATTTGCTCGGTTTTAACGCCGTTTATTCATCAGCGTTGTTTAATTGTTTGCGTAGCTTTTTAATATCACCTTTCACGCCGATGAACTGATTTAAGCCCAAGGCGCGTTCTAAATATGCCAGTGCCTGTTCCGGGTTTTTGTCGGTTAAAAGCAAGCCTAATTCACGCAATAATCGGGCTCGGCTTTCATCCGGCATATCACAATCGGCTGTGATGCGTTGCACTTGTTCCAAATACGCTACTTCAAAGGGTTGATTCGCCGCTGCCGCCGCTTTGGCTTGGTCGGCAAATTCTTCCGCCAATAATGTGCCAAGTGTTCGCGTGAACGGTTCAGGCAAGCGCAAATCATGGAATACGGCATAATCAGCAATCTGCAAGGCAAGGTGATATTCCCCGCAGTCGATTGCCCACACGCACCATGTCATCAGCACATTATCTTGTTTGCCGCTGCCGGCAGACAATGCACCTTCAATCCATGGCAGGTAATCCGCCAAAATTTGTTTTTTATATGCTGCTTTGCGTTCCGTCGATTGGATTTGTTTTAAATCCTTGCGGTGACGGGCAAGCAAGCGGCACATTTTTTCATATTCGGTGAAATCACTTAGGTCTTCGGTTTCCGCTGCATGAGCCACTGCAGCGGAGACGGTACGAAGATGGATTTGTGCGGGTGAGAGACGTTCAGCCATTATTCTTTATCTTCGAATGTGATGTTTTCGATTAATGCCGCACAACCGTATTCTTCGACTTTGTAGTCGATGTTTTGCGATAAGTAATCTTCTACGCGGTTGCGTTTCGGATTGTTCTTAATGAAACGGCGCATTGAGCCTTCCTGAATGTAGATGGATAAATTATCCAACCGGGTGATCAGGATTGAGTTTTTCGGGAAGAACGGCACGCGAATCGCTTTTAATCCGCCGATTTGTTTTTGTGAGATGATCACTTGGCTTGCAAGGTCATCCGTCGGTTTTAAATCCGTGTTAACAATGTTGAAGTATTTATCGTTTAAGATTTCACGACCGCAGATAACCACTAATTCAGTGTCATCGGCATAAACTTCATCAATTAAAGTGTTGACGGCATCAAGCACTAAGGCATCAATGTTTTCATAGCCGTGGTCTTTAGATTGACCTTTACCCACTTTGATTTTGTTTTGCGTACTTGCACCGTTCATTACATGAGACGGCATATCATCACGCATTTGTTGTAACCAACCTTTTTTCACGTCTTGCAGTTTTGGATTTGAAGACAAATCGGAGGTTTCACTGCGACTTGTGCCGTTTAGCCCCATCATAATGAGGTTTAAGGCGATGGTTTTTTGCGTTAAATTCGCCAATTTTTTCTGGAAGTCAGGATGTTTTGCCCATTGGTCCAGTTTCGGCCATGGAATATGCGTGTCGAAATTGACTTGTTCGCATTTATATTTGCGACCGGTCATTTTGGAAACGTCTTTGGTTTCGCGCTCTTTGGTGTTGGTGTCTGTGGTGCTTGCAATCGCGGAAGCCACTTCAAGACCGACCAATTCCGCTTCCATTAACGGATCACGAACGACATTAATCCACTGTAAGAAGTTCGAACTTAACATCACTTTTTCAATCAGTTTTTGTTCTACGCTTGGGGTGACGGTAAATATTTCAGCCACATCATTACTGGTTACACCGTTTAATTCGGCGACACGCGCCACATAGGCATTAAATTTCTGTTTAGTTTCGTTGCGCATGGTTGTTCCTTTAGCAATCGGTTAAAAATTCGGATTTACCTTCACCGGCAACGATTGGACGTTTGCCGAAGTCGGCGGACGGTGCTTTTTCAAGCGTGGTGAATTTGGCTTGAATGCTTTCATTGGTGGCTTTCATTTCTGCGAATTCGGCTTGTTGTTTTGCCAAATCGGCGGAAAGTGCGGTTAATTTTTCCAATGTTTCTTTGGTTTGTTCCGCTAAAAGCTCAATTGCTTGCGCTTGGTCGGCAAAGCGTTCATCGTCAGTTTTGGCTTTTTTCGCAAACAAGCCTTTGATTTTTTCAAGGATGGATGGTACTGGTTCCTGCTCTTCCGCAAACTCTAATTTGGTTTCAATTGCGGCGGTGAAAAGGTTTTCGGCTTTTTCTTTGCGGTTGTTAAGTGGATTCGCACTTGCACCGGCAGAAAATACCAACATTTCCGTGCCAAGACTTGCCGGATTGTCCGTTACCGCTAAACCCACCAAGTAGGCTTCACCGGTGTCGGCAAAATTCGGGTCGCACTCAATAGAGGTGTAGATTTTTTGGCGGTCTTTGTTGAGTTTCACTAAATCGTCCGTTGGGTCGATTTGCGCCAATAACTGCAATTTACCTTCAGCGTTTTCTTCGGCTTTTAAACCAATCACATCACCATAGCATTTTGAGTGCGGATCATCGTTCCACATATAACGCCATTTAATGTGTTCAAGATTAATGCGTGCACCGTATTTTTTCTGGTCGTAATTTGCCGCCATTTGCTCAATCCAAGTGCGATTGATTGTGCGACCGTCTGTTGTTGCGCCTTCTGTTGCAACCACAAACCATTTTGATTGTTTTGCCATTGGCTATTCCTTTCAGTGAGTGGGTTCAATGATTGCCATTATTCTGAAAGGCTTTTTTTAGCCGGTCTATTGCTTTCGGTTGTTGCTTTAGTTCTCACAAAGCAGGGCGAAAGACGACCGCACTTAGCCTTTCTATTATGCGTTCATAAATAGAAAGGATAATGAATGGAAGAACAAACAATTGAACAGGCTTTGCCGGAAGTGTCGGCAGACAGTAAGCGACAGGCGCAGGTGATGTATTTTAGTGGCTATAAGATTGCTGAAATTTCACGTCAGTTAAATATTCCGGCTTCAACAATTGCCAGCTGGAAAGAACGGGAAAAGTGGGATGATTTAGCCCCAGTTGGGCGGGTTGAACTCACTCTTGAAAGTCGTCTGAATTTGCTGATTTTAAAAGACAATAAAAGCGGTTCGGATTACAAAGAAATTGATTTACTTAGTCGCCAAATGGAACGTATGGCGAGGGTGAAAAAATATTCCTTTGGTGATGGCAATGAAACGGACCTTAACCCGAAACTGAAAAACCGCAATACCGGTGAGCGCAGAAAACCTGAACAAAATGCCATTAGCCAAGAACAAGAAGAATTGCTGATTAATGGTTTTTTAGGTGGGATGTTTCAATATCAACGGATTTGGCATGACGCTAAGAAACATCGCATTCGCAATATTCTTAAAAGTCGTCAAATTGGGGCGACTTATTATTTCGCCCATGAAGCGTTTATTGATGCGCTGACGACGGGCCATAACCAAATTTTTCTTTCTGCCAGTAAGAAACAAGCCCTGCAGTTTCGATCGTATATTGTGAGCTATGCCAAACAAACGGCGGACGTAGATTTAAAAGGTGAAACCATCAAATTGCCAAATGGGGCTGAATTGATTTTCTTGGGGACTAATTCCGCCACAGCGCAAAGTTACCATGGAAATCTTTACTTTGACGAAATCTTTTGGGTGCCAAAATTCGATGTGATGCGGAAAGTCGCCAGTGGCATGGCGGCGCAAAAGATGTATCGTCAAACCTATTTTTCTACGCCGACTACAATTGCTCACCCTGCCTATGCGTTCTTTTCCGGAAAAGCGTTCAATCGTGGGCGAGCAAAAGCGGACAAAGTGGAAATTGATATTTCACACGAAAACCTGAGAACGGGCAAACTCTGTGCCGACCGTCAGTGGAAACAGATTGTGACAATTCATGATGCGTTGGAAGGCGGTTGCAACCTGTTCAACCTTGAAGATTTATTGGCCGAAAACAGCAAGGAAGAGTTTGAACAACTTTTTCTGTGCCAATTTGCTGATGATAACAGTTCCGCCTTTAAATTTGCCGACTTACAACTTTGCCAAGTGGATAGTTTTGAAGAATGGCATGATTTCAAGCCATTTTATCAACGGCCTTTTGGCAATAGGGAAGTTTGGTTGGGTTATGACCCGGCGTTTACTGGCGACCGTGCGGCACTTTGTTTGATTGCTCCGCCAAAAGTGGAAGGGGGTGATTATCGCGTGTTGCACAAACAAACTTTTCACGGCATGGATTATGAAACGCAGGCAAGCCGAATTAAACAATTTTGTGATGATTACAATGTGTCGCGCATTGTGATTGATAAGACAGGGATGGGTTCCGGTGTGTTCCAAGAGGTGAAGAAATTCTATCCAACGGTGCAAGGCTTGGATTATAACGCCGACCTGAAAAATGAGATGGTCCTGAAAACCCAAAACCTGATTCAAAAACGTCGCTTGAAATTTGACAGCGGCGATAACGACATTGTGACCAGTTTTATGACTGTGAGAAAGCGCATTACTGTAACCGGGAAGATTACTTATGTTTCAGATCGGTCTGAAGACGCAAGCCACGGTGACATTTCGTGGGCGATAATGAACTGTATATTGAATGTCCCTTACGGCTTGGGCGGTGATGTCGTCGCACAAAGCCAATCCGCTATTTTTACCTTTGAATAGGATGAATCAATGAGCAAATCAAAGAAAAAAACCACCGCACTTTCCGGCAATGCCACAGCACAAGCCTTTAGTTTTGGTGATCCGATTCCGGTGCTAGACCGTGCCGAAATTCTGAATTATTTTGAATCTGTACTGGTTTATGAAAAATATTATAATCCGCCGATTAATTTGGGCTATTTAGCTAAAGCCCTTGGCGCTTCCCCACACCATCAAAGTGCAATCACAGTGAAGAAAAATATCTTACTTTCCACCTGTAAAACGACCGCACTTTTACCCAGAACACAACTTGAAAAACTGGTTCAGGATTATTTGGTGTTTGGCAATGCGTTCATTGAAGTCGTGAAGAATGCGTTCGGTGATGTGATTGCACTTAGATCGCCTTTAGCAAAATATATGCGTGTTGGTGTTGATGAAGGTCAATTCTTCCAAATCGTGACTGGCTATGAAGAATATGAATTTAAAAAAGGTTCCGTGCTGCAACTTATCAATCCTGACATTAACCAAGAAATTTATGGTGTACCGGAATATTTAGCTGCATTACAATCCGCATTTCTTAACGAGAGTGCAACCCTATTCCGCCGTAAATATTATCTGAATGGTGCGCACGCAGGGTCTATTATTTATATGACGGACCCAACGCAGAATAAGGATGATATTCAATCCATCAAGGACCAAATCAAACAAACTAAAGGCACCGGCAACTTTAAGAATCTGTTCGTTTATATTCCAAACGGCAAGAAAGACGGCTTTCGGGTGATCCCGCTTTCAGATGCCGTATCGAAAGACGACTTCTTAAATATTAAGAATGCAAGCCGTGATGATGTGTTGGCCGCGCATAGGGTTCCACCTCAATTAATGGGGATTGTGCCAAATAATACCGGTGGATTTGGTGATGTAGAAAAAGCCACTAAAGTTTTTTTTGTGAATGAAATCATTCCACTTCAAGAACGGCTAAAAGAAATTAATGAACGTTTAGGCATTGAAGTAATCACTTTTAGCGAATACAAATTGCTAGAAGAAAAATAGAGATCCTTTCAGATAAAAATTGCCCGTGTTATTGCATGGGCTTTTTGTTGCCATAAAAGCTGTGTTTTGTGCTGTATAGCACTAATATTACCCCATGATATTTTATCAAATAGTAATGCCCAAGAAATAAAAACCTATTGATTTTCCCTGTTTTTTGCTACAAATCGCCTACAAAAAATCGCAGTCAAATCCTCGCCTCGCCTGCGCACTAAAGGTGTGGATTTCAACGCAAAATGCGATCTTCGCTAAAGTCTTTTCAGATATAGCGCCTTTGAGATCCTTTTATTCAGATCCTTTAACGCAAAGCAACGCAAACAAATGCAAATTTTGATGCTATAACTCGCTCAAAATTAGGCGAAAGAACATCTGAATTAGCGTCCTGTTTTTTATTGTAGTAAGCTTAGTAGTAAGAAAATTTTATCTATTTAATATATCTTTTAAAAACAAAGTAATACCTATCTAGATCAGCTTTCCCCAGCTCCACCAAATAACAATCCAAAGCAAACTTATCAAATCCTAAAAGCCCTTGAAAATATTGACTTCAAGGGCTTTTTTATATCCTAAGCGTTCCTATCCAATCCTATAAAATCCTTGAGTTTTAGTTATACGTTTAGTTATACTGACAGCCGTATAACAAAACCGATATAACTAAAATCGCACTAAACCTGTTAACAAAAGGGTTTACTCATGTTTTAGCTATATCCAAATATTTAAAAGTCTGAATTGCCGTCAGAGTTATTCAGAATAATTTTCAACTCTCAGAACTAAGCGATATGGCACGCACAATCACACCGCTAAACAGCACGAAAATAGATAAAGCCAAGCCGCAGGAAAAGGAATTTACCCTATCCGATGGCAAAGGGCTTTATCTGCTGGTTAAGCCTAATGGGGCTAAGTTATGGCGGTTTAACTATTACAAGCCTTTCACGCAACCAAAGAAAAGAGCGTTAATTAGCGTTGGCAAATACCCTGATATTTCCTTACAGCAGGCAAGAGCAATTAGAGAGGAGTATTTATCTTTACTTGCGCAGAATATCGATCCGGCAACACATCGCCAACAGCAAGAACAAGCGAAACAAAATGAGCTGAATAATACCTATGAGGCGGTGGCGTGGGCGTGGCTTGAGTATCGCAAAACCAAAAAGAACTTTTCAGATAATTATCAAAAAGACGTTATAAGCCTGATCAATCGTTGCTTATTGCCGCACTTTGGCCATTTGCCTATTTCCCAAATTACCGCGCCAATGGCATTAAAGGCGTTTAAGCAGTATCAAGACGAAGGGCATTTAGAAAAGCTCAAACGGACGATTCAGAAGCATAACGAAATCATGACTTATGCCCTACACCGAGAATTGATCTCTTTTAATCCAACGGCAAATATCGCAAAGGAATTTGACAGCCCAACGGTTGAACATTTTAAAACCCTTAAGCCTGAGGATTTAAGCGAATTTATGTTCACGCTACAAAACGCTCAGATTCACTTACAGACGCGCTATTTGATTTTATGGCAACTGCTCACCATGACAAGACCGAACGAAGCGGCTACGGCGAAATGGGCGGATATTGACGAGAAAAACAGAATATGGACGATTCCGGCAGAGCAAATGAAGCGCGGCATTGAACATAGAATCACGTTATCACGGCAAGCCTTAGCCCTGTTAGGACAAATTAAAAAATTGAGTGGCGGAAAAACTTACCTATTCCCGAGCGTAAAGAACCCGCAATCCCACGTTAATACGCAAACGGCAAATGCCGCGATTAAGCGAATGGGCTATGCCGGTAAATTGGTAGCGCACGGTTTACGCAGTATCGCTAGCACCTATTTAAATGATCAGGGCTTTAATAGTGATTTGATTGAAGTGGCACTATCGCACCTCAATTCAGACCGAGTAAAAACTGCCTACGACAGAGGGGAGAAATTAGAACAGCGATTTAAGCTATTGCAAGCATGGGCGGATTTTGTAGAACAATCCTCACAAGGCACGTTGCCGCAATTTCATTTAAAGATTGTGGCTTAGAGACTGATGAAACATGAAGTAAAGTGCAGTCGTTTTTGACGGAATTTGATCGTTTGTAATTAACAAAGAACAACTAGGAGCGTTTATGGAGCATGAACATTCTTTACTTGATGAAGTAGAGCATATAAAAAAAAGTACGCAAGCATTGATCGATAAAAAGAAAATGCTAGATCACTGTTATTCTATAAAAGGAAAACCACAAACAGAATTTACTAAAGATGAAAAAATTTACAAGGGTATAAAATACTCACTTCATACAATCGATAAATATTTTACAGTTCCATTAGAAAATACTTTATTGGCTGAGTTAGAAACCGTAAATGAAGAAAAAATTGAAGAATTAAAGAAACTAAAAACCAATTTAAAAAGACTGGTAAAAATTAGACAGTATATATTGCAATTAGCGGATAGCTATAAATATCGAGCAACATTAACAGCTAAAAGAATTAGAGCAAAGAGAAAAACAATAGAAGATCCGAGTAAGCAAAAAGCGATTGAAGAAGCCGTTACAATGTGGAAACGTACCCCCGGATTATCGCTTGATGATATAGCTGAACATATACGAAAAGAGGGCATATCAGAAAAGTCTCACGCTCAAATCAAAAGATGGATAGCTCAATATAACCCCAAAAGAAAAAATAAAACTTAATCATTTAAAGCCGTTAGTAAATTACTGACGGCTTTTTTGTTTCTTTAACGGTTAAAGAGATGAATTAACTGTTAAAGAAATTGATTGACAGTTGGCGTCATTTCCACCCTAAAAACCCTCCTCTACAATCCACTCCGACACAACAAAGCCCCAAACGGCTTTAACCATTCCAACCAGTACGGAGTAAACACAATGAATCAATCAGATCGCATTATCCGCCGCCTTGAGACCATGAAAATGTTAGGCGTAAGCAAATCCACCTTTGCCGATTGGCAAAACCCTAAATCGAAACGTTACCGCCCGGACTTTCCAAAGAAAATTCAATTAGGGGTTAATTCAGTCGGTTACTTGGAAAGTGAAATCAACTCTTACATTGCCAAACTGGCAGAAACGAGAGCATAGGAGGGCGTTAATGATTATTTCCACCACCAGCACCGGCGAACAACGCCGATTCACTATTGAACGATTAAGAGAGCGCCCACACAGCACAAACGAACTACGACAAATGGGCGTTTATTACCCACCGGCACGTATTAAGGAATTGCGCAATCAAGGTTATTTGATTGATACGTTCTACCGAGAGGAAACCGACAGCACCGGCTTAACTCACCGTGTGGGCGTTTATGTGCTACATGAAAACGCAGTCAGCCAAAAACGCTATCAGACGAGCACAGAGGAAGTTTAATGATGAATAGCACAAACACACCAACTCAACCACAAAAGCACGGCACAGCAACACTGTGGAGCATTGAAGCTCAAATTGCCGAGATTTACGAAATCGCAGACGCAGGATTAAACGGTGCGATTTATCAAGTGAATGAACACGGAGAAAGAATCAGCAAGAGCAAAGAGGAAGTGTTAGATCTGATTTTGGATAGGGCCACATTGGCTTTGATGGATATTGATGATCTAAAACGACAAATTGAAGCCCTAGCAATTCACCACGAAGCCAAAGCTGAGCGGGATTATTTAACGTTGCCGGTGGTGGACTTAGGAGGGGCGCAATGATTGAACAAGAAACAACCCAAGCCACCAACGAAGAACAAGAAAAGCCTACGCTGACAATGGCGCGGGCATATATCGCCAAACTGAGAGAAATTAGCGGCGCAATGGTGGCAGGGAGAAAACTTAAAGACAATCTAACGCCCGCCGATATATGGAACCTTGTTCACGTGCAGTTAGGTAACACAGAACGACTGATTGAAATCGCACAAGAGCAACTAAAGAGGATTTAGATAATGAGTTACGGGCAGGAAATACAAAACCAATTCGCCAAAGCCTACGCCAAGATGGGAAACGCTACCCACGCTTTACGAATGGTATTAGGGGAGGAACGCGCCGGCAGAATGAAACCGCACACACTACGGGCAAAAGCCAGCGAGCTACTGAACCATTATCGAGTAGCGGAACAAATCGAGCAGGAAAAAGCAGAGATGCAACAACGCGGGGAAGTCTTACCGCATTACCGCTTGAGAACATGGAGGGCGGATTTAATCAGTGATGAAGTCCACCAGCCGATAGAACCACCAGCACGGACTTTTACGATTCCGAGAGGAATGAAAGGGTTGTTTAAAGAGGTGGACCGCTTAAAAAGATCCATCACAAAAACCTGACATTTTTTAATTAGGAACAAGAAGATCCGCTAATAAAAGGGTAAGTATTTAATGAAATGCGCAATAGCCAAACATAACCCGCTCATTTTACTTCAAGCGGTTAAACATTATCAGAAATCGGCTCAAATCTTCACTTTTCCGAGCCTGTATGACGATTTTGAGCCTTACCCAATAAAAGAGGTGGTGGATGTATTAAAGCTCAAGGTAAGCGATTTAGAGTGCGCTATAGACGCTCATCCGTTGAATGAATCACTAAAAACCAGCTTTTACACGACCAAGAAACATTTAGAGCGTATGGAAAAGCGACTAAAGGAGATGACACCATGAAAACCGAAATTATAAACCTATTACAAACTACACAAGCCCTTGATGGTGGAAATCAAGGCATTAATGCACGCGATGTTCACCGACTTTTGAGATCAAAACGGCACTATTCAATGTGGATTAAGGCGCGAATTAATCAAGCAGGCTTTATTGAAAATCAAGATTTTGCCATTGTTCAAAGTTTAGTCGTTGATTTGCCAAAATTGGCAAGCAAAGAAAGTGATTGTTTTTTGCGCAACAAAATGGGGGAGCAAAAAGAAACCCGAGGCGGACACAATAGGGTTGATTATATCGTTACCCTTGATATGGCAAAGCACCTTTGCTTAATGGAGAAAAACGAAATCGGCAGAGCTGTTAGACAGCACTTTATCGACGCAGAAAGACAGTTAAGACAGGTTGCGCCAACGGTTTATAAAAACACGCTTGCCAAAACACAGGCGCGGCTTGCGGCAATCGACCATAACCGCGAAATGACGGATGCAATCAAGGCAACATTACAGCGCACCAATAAAGCCCCTAAAGCGTTTTATTACTCAAGGGAACAGGAAATGCTGGATAGCCTTGTTTTAGGTGAAAACGTGCGCCGGTGGAAGAAACAGCAGGGCATTATTGGAAATGTGCGTGACAGATTCACCACAGAACAACTAAACACACTGAAAACCTTGCAGGCCACCAACACCGCGCTAATTAATTTAGGCATGAACTACTACGAGCGCAAAGGACGATTGATAACACTGGCAGAACGGGAACGCCACCATTCATAAACAAAAATGCCTATGCTTTCACAAGAATGGGCATAGGCAAGATTAAATATAAATTGAACGGGTTTATTATATGAAGAGTTACGCAGAAAGAAAAGGCAGAAGTTCAAAAAAACAGAATCAATTCAAGAAATCAGTAAACGGCAGCACTTTTTCAATGTTGCGCCATGATGTTGTTCTTGGTCAAGAAATCGAGCCTCTAAGCCTAGCGGCTAAATGGGTTTTGATGAAGATGATCGGCTTGTACAACAAGGGCAATAATGGCAACTTATCCGCGCCGTTGAATAAATCTAAAGAGATTTTTCAACTATCCGCACCCGGATTAAAGAAAGCGCTTGATGAACTTATTGCAGCGGATTTTTTAGAAGTAACCCGCCAAGGTGGCAAGAATCAATGTTCGCTTTATGCCTTAACGTGCTTTTCACTAAATGATGTAAACAAGGCAGGGATTACACTTAAAGCAACAGATAGACCAAGCGACAAATGGAAAAAGTCATTTTAACTTTTGACCTGATTTTTTTGTGAAAGACCAAATTATGTTTGTCGGTTACTTTTTGAATAATTTTATAAGTAAGAACCAAGACAAAAAAACATACATGTATGGCTATAATTATATAAAGGTATTAACTCAGTTAATCAATGAGAACCCCCAAAATGCGCTGACTGATTAACTCAGTTAATCAATTCTCATTTAGACTGGTCAAAAAATAACCTAATTGATTAACTCAGTTAATATCATTGATTAACTCAGTTAATATCAAAAAATCGAAATTAAGGAGATTTAAAATGCAATACACAGGCGAACACTTTACAGAAAACGGTGATATTAAGTTTTATCATCACATTCTGGATAGGCTAAATAAAAAGAGCTTGGCTGCCTTTGGCGTTTATATCGGATTACTAAGCCAATTTGACGGCACGAATAACGGGCGCATTGCCGCACCGGCGAGCAAGTCTAAAGAAATGTTCGGGGTATGTTCAAGCACGCTTGCCAAAGGGCTTAAGGAACTAGAGCGGTCAGGATTTATCACAATTACCCCCGCAGGCGGACGAAATCCCCGATTCGTTTCGCTGGTGGATTATGACTAAAATTGAGATTTGAGCCGAATAGCGAAAGAAAATGCCGATTTACGAAATTGCTTTACAACCCGTTCCTGTTTTGCCAATATATTCACGCAGTCGCAAAAAACGATTGCCGAGCCTGCAAACTCGACTTATTTACATACGGCGCAGAGCACGCCTAAAGCGTGTTTTTTTATGCGTAACATTCGCACACCTCAAAATAAATTGCGGATTTTGTTTCAACATTTATCAACAATTTATTCTTCAATGGTAGCGTGTAGCGGTAAAGGTTCGCCCTTTGCTGCTAACCGTATGTGGCAGTTTTGCAGACCGTTACACGTTACCGCCAAAGCCTGCAAACTTTACGCGGTAACTCTCAAGTATTTACATACGGAGTTACGCAAATGAAACAATTCATTTTTGCGCTTATCTGCGCACCTCAACTCAAAATCAGACTTCTTGCCGATAATGAACAACAAGCACGCTCACGTTTTACTAATGGCGACAGCCTTTTACTTGTTGGCAGAATCAACCAAAACCCACTGAAAAACGACCGCACTTTAGCGGAAAATCACGCCCTTTTTGTATCTGCAGCACAAGGGGGCGCAAATGTTTAATCAATCAATTTTATCTGCACTACAAGAGATAGCGGAATTTAATGACATTAACAACTACAAGCAAATCCCTGTACCAATAAGCAAGGAAAAATTAACAGACTTGTGCAATGAATCTGAAATGTTATGTGAATCTATCGAATATGGATTGATGCACTTAGGCGACTTAATGCAAACGCTGGGGAACCTTGCCGACACAGAGCAGGATTTTACACGCGAGGCAATGAGTAACGATAACGTGAAACATATCGGGGGATTAATCAAGGCAAATGCCTATCTACTCAATGCGTTAAGAGAAACCGCTAGCTTAAGCGAATATTATCTTGCTGGTGGCTTAGATGGGGAGATTGAAAGAAATGATGATTAAACCGAACCTACCCTATCAATTAATCTTTGTTTACGACAACGGCGACCAATTCACCGCAGGAGAATATCTCACGCTGAAAGATGCAATCCAAGCCAAGAACCGTTGCAAAGACGAAATCGGAAAGCGCCAAGTTTGTGGCCGTGTATTAGAAACTATCACCGTTTTAACGGAGGGCGACAATGAAACCAACTAATCCAATGGCACAACTTCAACAATGGAAAGCTAACCACCAGCAAGGAAAAATAAATCAGTTCGTGAATGAAATGAACCGCGTGGCCACCAGCAAACGCGGTAAAAATTGCGAAACCGATCGCCAGTTTGCGAAAGTGCAGAAAGCAAATTTGCATCCTGATCAAAAAACGCAACAGGAAGCGCAAAGCGGAGAGAAACGCAAATACCAAGGTAAGCTATCATTCAACCCATTAGCCTTTGAATATGCCCAGCTTTCGCGCCAATTTAAGCTAATTCATGATAGTAACCGCAAATGCCTAGAAGTTTACCCGGACGACTTCCACCACAAGCTAAAAATGCGTGAGGAAATGGTGAACTTAATTGACCGACTAAAAGCTGGCGGAAAGCTCTTTAATACGCTGGCTAAATCTCAAGGGGTAACATTTTGCCGAGACAATCAAGCCACCCTAAAAGACTTTAATCAAGCTAACGGCTATTTGATTCATAAGTTTGAAGAAGTGATCACACAAATAAACCGCCTCAATATTGAACGAGTTGAGGGCGAGAAATTACAGGAGGTGGGCAATGAGTAAAACCGCCTTTATTTTGACTGCTGGCTATCACGTTTTTGAGGATGCTTTTATGCCGATTGTTGTTGCAATGCGAGAAAGCAAAGAGGCTATTTTAAGTCTTCATCGCACTTATACCCTGCAGGGGAAACTTACGAAGATTAAGGAAATTAATTTAAATCACTACACGCTAGAAATTAGCTTAGGCAATGCACACGCACCCCTTATTAACGCAGAGGGGAAAAGAGAGCCTGCAGGTTTAGAGGGGGCGATAGAGCCTTTCAAAACACTCTACCCTACTGCTCAAATTCGAGTGATTCAGTTCAAGGACGCATTTTTATTTAAGCAATGTGCAGGAATTGGATTAGGGATTAATGCAGAGCAAAGGGAATCATTCCCTTGTGTGGTGGTGGATAGCTTTAGTTAATCTATAGGTAAAACTTTACTAAACGTAGTAGAGATAAGAACAAGGCTTAGTGAATTGCATTGAGCCTTTTTTATTGAGTTTTGCGACCAGTACGCGCGTGCGCGCGAGGAAATGAGCAATAAAATATTTACTTCATACCCTTAAAGCGTATAATGAGCAATAAATAACATTTACCCTATTTATCGTGAAATTATCGTTTATTGAATTACCACCCTTTGAGCGTTACAGAAAAGCGCATTTATCTGATGATGAATATAGGACTTTTCAGAATGAGCTATTAGAAAACCCCGAAAAAGGCGATGTGATACAAAATACAGGCGGATTGAGAAAAATTAGAATTGCCGATAGTGATAGAAACAAAGGGAAGCGTGGTGGCGCAAGGGTGATTTATTACTACTTTTTAGACGGTGCGCAAATATGGCTTTTTAGTGCTTACGGAAAAGGCGAAAAAGCAGACTTAAACGAAAGCGAGAAACGCGCATTTAAAGTGGTATTAGAGAATTTAAAGGCAATGGCAAGGGGGAAAGAATGAGCCGTTTATTTGATGATTTAATGGAAGGAGCGCAAGCTCTTGAGCAACATTTACAAGGTAAAATTACACTACGCACAGAAACGCGCGAACGAATCGAACCCGCAAGCATTACGGCAGAGGAAGTGAAAGCAATTAGAGAGAAATTAAACCTTTCTCAAGCCGTTTTTGCACGAAAATTAAGAACCAGCGTGCGAACCTATCAAGGTTGGGAGCAAGGCAAAACCAAACCTAGTGCACACGCCTCTTTATTGTTGCGCATGGTGGATAAAGAGCCGCAAACCTTTGAGCTTATCGCTGGGATATAATAATCAATCATCAACGCTATTAATGATAGAACGCCTACTTTAGGCGTTTTTTTATTGAGTTTTTTGACCAGTACGCGCGCACGCGCGCGAGAGGGGTAAAATCGCTATGGGCTTACCTGTCAAAACCGTACATTCAACTCAATTTTTACAACCGCGAAATTAATATTTTATGACGATGACAGATGACGGAGACTAAAAACAGACTTATTCCCTCTTGAATAAAAGGTACTCCCAAACGGGTTAGGGCTTCCACGGGGTAACGGGCGCGCGGAGACTGCCAATTTTTCGCATTTCTAACCATCATAATCTTCTGGTTAAATCGCTTTTTTATAATTCCCTAAAACCTCTTTTTTATAGCGTTCAGAAACCTCCCGGTTACCGCCATTTTTATAGGCACTTTAGATTTTAGTTATACGTTTAGTTATACGAAGTAAAAACCAAATTACACAGATCTAGCAATAACAAGGCTTGCAAATAACAATTCAGATCACCCCAGCCACCACTTAACAAACCCATCAAGTCCTATGAAAGACTTTAAAGCCTTGAAAATATTCA